TTTTTGTTATTGATTCAAAAGAAATATACTATTCTAGTATATTTAAATCTTCTGAAATTTGTTTATTAAAAGAAAAAACAGAATTATTTGAAATTTTAAAAACTAATAATTTTAAAAAAGCTGAAAGACATTTATTAAAAACTTGGAAATTAAAGTAGACAATACCGTGCCAAGCTTATAGTACACTATAAGAAGGTGTAACGACTACCTGAGAGATATAGTTCTCTTAATAACAGGAATAAGCGTCCGACATCCTTATAGGATGATGAGATAGTCTAGCCTATAAATATAAAATATTAAATTTAGAAAAAATGAACAAAATTTGCAGAAACGCTAAAAATTATAAACTGACAGAAGGTCAAGAATACGAAATACTAGGTGAAGAAAATGGTTACGTTAGAATTATTAATGATTCAGGTAAAAACGTAAGATACGATGCCACATTATTTGAAGATGTATTTATACCACCTGCTAGAACAGAACAAGATTGTATTAGTTCTATTACATATAATGGTACAACTTTAAGATATATAAATATCAATGAAGAACCTAAAGAAATGAATATTCATTTAACTTTAAGAAACAATAATGATTTTTCTTGTGGTATTAATAGAATTGAGGGTTTAAATAGTCTTTGTTCTAGAATTGAACAACAAACTTTTGTAAATACAGATGATGATGATTTTATTGAATTAAAAAAATCATTGTTTAGAACTGTATTTAATTATTGGTGTTCTAGAGATACAAATAATGGTATGTGGATGTGTTCAACTAATCAAGATGGTAATTATGAAGATTATCAATCATTATTAGATGAATTATCTACACATAATAGTGGTTGGTTTAGAAATCCTAATTCAGGTAATCAAATTAAACTTTGGTATGGTATTATAAACCAACAATAAATTTAATTATTAAATTATAGAAATGAAATTATACGTAGAAATAGAAAAGATTAAAGGAGAAAGAATAACTACGTTTTTAAAAAAATGCTACAATTTTGAAAATTCTTATAATATTGTTTTTACAAAAACATATTTTGATAAACTATATCAAAATCAACAATGTAAAAAAGGAAATAGAAGTTTTGAAGATTTGTATGTAGTAATTAAAACATATTATCCAAATTGTACTAAAAAACATTTTGCTAAACAAATTGAAAAATTACTTAAAAAATCAAAAATAAGATTATTATTTTGTCCAGATATTGAAAAGTGGGTACTTATGAATATTGGTAATTGGTCTGTAGAAAGTAATCAATTTAAATATTTATATGATTATAATTCAAGTAGATTAAAATTAGATAAAAAAGGTAAAGGAGAATATACTTATTTTGATATTTTATCATTAATGGGATATTCTAAAGTACAATGTAAAATATGATAATTTTATAAACGAAAACACAAATTGCAGATTGGTTGTTTTTATACAACACAATACAACAAGTAATAGATAACAATTTAGATATTAAATTAAAAATTTTTTATTTTAGTCTTGAAATGTCTAAAGAGGAAAAAATGTTATCTGCATTCTCTAATATTTTATATATTAAAGAAGGTATTAGATTGAGTCCAACTCAATTAAAAAGTACTAAAGCAGATAATATTTTACCTCAAGAAGTTTTAGATATTATAGAAAAATATAAAGAATATTTTAATAAGATTGAAGAAATTGTTGAATTTATCGATTCCACAAGAAATCCCTATGGAATTTATGATGTAGTAAGAAAATATGCACTTGCAAATGGAAAAATACATTATAAAGACATAAAGATTAAAGATGAAATTATAAAAGTTGAAGATTATTATGAACCTAATAATCCTGAAGAATATGTAATTGTAATGATAGATCATATTGGGCTTATTAGTCCTGAAAAAAACTATGATACAGGAATACCTATGACATTACATGAATCAATAGGAAAATTAAGTTCAGATTATTTAATTAAACTTCGTAATAGATTCAAATACATACCTGTCGTTATACAACAACAAGCTGCTGCCCAAGAATCAATTGAAAATAAAAAATATAACAAATTAAAACCAACATTAGATGGTCTAGCTGGAAACAAAGAAACCCAACGTGATGCCAATGTTGTTGTTGGATTGTTTTCACCGTTTAGACATGAAATACCAGAGTATTTAGGTTATGATGTTACATTTTTTAAAGACAATATTAGATTTCTAGAAATTTTAGCTAGTAGAGATGGTGGTGGTGGAACTATTTGCCCATTATATTTTGATGGTGCAGTCAATTATTTTAAAGAATTACCTTTACCAGATGATGGTGAAAAATTACATAAAGTGTGTAATTTTATAAAGAATATTAGAAAAAAATAATTTAATAGTGGTGGTATATGGACGGAAGACAAATGTATGATTGAATTACCAACACAAAAAACTAAAGCATCTAGAGTAAATCCTAAAAAGATTATTCTATTTTCAAATCCTAAATCAGGTAAAACTACAGCAGTGGCTGCTTTGGAAAATAACCTTATTTTAGATTTAGAAAATGGTTCTGAATTTTTAGATGCTTTAAAAATAAATGTGTTACAACTCGCAAGAGATAACAACAAAACACCTTTAACCGTGTTAAAAGAAATAATTAATACTATAAGAGAATCCAATGAAAAAAAAGGAGGTTATACTTATAAGTTTATCACTTTAGATACTGTATCCGCATTAGAAGATATTGCGTTAGAATTAGCAAACATATTGTATCGTAAAACACCAATGGGAAGAAATTGGACTGGAGATGACGTAACAAAGCTACCAAATGGAGCTGGTTACCAATATCTTAGAGAGGCAATGGATGTTATTTTAAATGAAATAGAACCTTTGTGTGATACCTTAATTATTTTAGGACACCTTAAAGCTAAATTTGTTGAAAAAGAAGGAAAAGAAATGGAATCTAGAGGATTAGCATTAACTGGTAAAATAGCATCTATACTATGTTCTCAGGTAGATGCAATAGGTTATGTATATCGTGATGATAATAAAACTTTAGTAAATTTTGCACCTTCAGAATCTTTAATTGTAGGGTCTAGACCTGACCACTTGAAGAATCAAACTATAACATTAATTGAATCTGATAAAGATGGTAAATTAACCATTGATTGGTCAAAAATATTTATAGAATAAGACCTCTGCTAGTGCACTAGTAAGTATCGAAGACAGAAATTACAGATATAAATTGAAATAAAAAATACTTTCGAGTATATTTATATTGGCGTGGATGTTCTCTAAATCGTATGTTAGCACAGTTAGACTTCTGGGGGTAATCTAAAAAGTCAAATATATAAGCCAAAAAATAATTTTAAAAGAAAGAATATATGAGTTTTAACTTAAATGATGGAGGATTCGACGGAAGCGTTTCAATTTTTAATAATGGAATCGCAGGAAAAGTTAATAATGTAAAAATTGCTGTAAATAAAAAAACAGCAGTAGATCCAGATAATGCACCTGATTATAAGGTGGTATTTTCAGATGCTATTGGAGATGTAAATGTAGGATTTTATTATCCTGTTGCAAATCCTTTATTTGATGAAAAAAGAAATAAAGATTTAGAAGGATGGACAATTAGTAGAATTTTATCAATTGCTAAATCTGTATTACCAAAAGATTTTGTTTTTGAAAATAAAGATACAGCTAAAGAAGTAGTTGATTATTTATTTTCTTTAATTAGACAAAATTCTGAAGGTAAAACAGTTAATGTGTTTGTTACTTATGGTACTACACAAAAAGCTTCTAAATATTTAGGACTTAGATATTTTGATTTTGTTGAATCTTCTGATACAACAGTTTCAAGATTAGCTAAAAAACCAGCAGATTTAATGGAAAGAATTGAAGCAGATGCACCAGCAACTGACTCAACTTCAGCTCCAGCAACTGATTGGTAATAAATAAATGTGTTGTTACCTTGAGAAAGTAATAGGGAGTTGGATGGTGGAAACCCAGGAATAGAAGCACTACAACACAAATGTTCTCAGCATTAACAGTTAATATTACTGTAAGATAGTATCTTAAAAAATGTTCAGATACCAGCTCTCTGTATAAACTGGTTTTTATAGTTAAGTGGTGGAATGGTAAACACAAAGTTCTATAGAATGATAAACTATATTAAGAGCTTGATACGGTCAATATCTTACAGGTTCGAGTCCTGTCTTGACTTCTAATATTAACTAAAAATTAAACAAAATGAAATGATTAACTTAAACAAAAGAATGGTTAATAAAGAGTTGTTATTGAAATATATAACAGATTTAGAAATTAACCAAAAATATATTAACGAAGAAATATTTCCTGGTAAACAAATATTATCACCATTTAGAAATGAAAACAATGCTTCATTTGGATTATTTATTGGTGA